TCTGCCGAGTGGACTGAATCTGTCTACTGTCAGATCGTGCTGGAATGCACCGTGACGAAGATGACGAAGGGTGTCGCAATGGCCCTTGCTCTGAGCCAGCAGTGATGGGAATGGACCTCTCTGATACAGCAGCAGTCGCTCTATGTGGAGCAGCAGTGAAGGGACTGATATCACAGGGTGTGGATCCGGTATTGGCGACAGCGTTCGGAGAAAGGGCGTGCAGACCTCTAGCCCGTGCGGGAATACGCAAAGCGGGAGCGAAGAGCAAGAAATCCAAGACTGGGAAGAAGATGACAAGGAAGACTCAACTCGCCATCAACAGAGGGCGAAAGGCAGCAGGTATGAAGCCCATCAAGTGGAAGAAGAAGGGACGATGATGGCAGCGAAGAAGAAGCAGACCGTACAGGGTGGGTCTGCGAAGCGAGCAAGGCGTCAGGCACGCATTGATGCAGCGAAGTGATCCGATGGCGAAGAAAGGCCGAGTCTACACGATCAGGGGTGCATTCCCATTCGTAGACGGTACGCAGTACGATGTGATGGAGCCGCAACGGATCCCATTGTGGAACGGATCATGGCGAGATAACTGGGTCATCGAAGAAGTGCAGGTCGTTTTCCTCGGTGCCGAGTACACGACTCACACGATGTTCGGAGTTGATGTCAGCGCGCTGGTGATTGCGACCGAAGAGAACGGAGCGATCGCTGACTTCTCAAGTGCTGCTCGGATCCGTGGACGATCCTGCCGAGACAATCGTCAGATTTGGTGGGGAACGTACGCAGCCAACGCCGAGACACAGAACGTACTGGACCCGGATCATCTGTTCGTTCAGGACTTGTGGATCAACGGGTGGTACATCGACGCAGACACCGGACTTCGGTACGCACTGCCACAAGAGATCGGGTACGTCATCAAACTCCGAGCAACGAGAACCACGATCGAGCAGACGATCCTCTCTCTCATCAAAGAACAAGCACAAGATACGCCTGAGTAATCGAATCCTTCGACAAACTCACGCAATTACTAGGGCCTATCGTTTGCAATTATGGACATGCACCAGGCGTAACTCCACCTGGTCGTTGACGTCCTTTTTTTTTAAGTCCGCAGTCTAGCGTTTAGAAAAAAGCTGGTTTGTTTCGGAGGCGATTAAACGTCGCTCGCCTTTCTGAATCCGTCCCATCTCTTTTGCCCAATCCGATTCTTCTTGCTTGCGTACATGACGAGGATAGTCAGCGACACATCGTCAGGGAATCTGACATAGAATATCTGCGACTCTCGGCCTCTCTTGTCCTTCCGTCGTGGTCGGTACTGGTGGCGGACCTCACAGCGATCGCATCGGACATCAATCCGCTTCGGGAATCCATCTCTGCCGAGGTGAACCTGATGATGTCGGCACCTGATCCCGGCGTGGATGGCATTGCATCTCCACACGCCTCTCATTCGTCCCACGCATCCCCGTAGTATTCCGGGTGGTTCTCATCGCATCGAGAACAGAAGAAAGAACCCTGTTCAATGGTCGGTATTGGTAGCCAGTCTAGATACTCTCCACAGGCACAGCGCGGCGGCTTGTCAGTCATGGATTCGGGACAGGGCTATTCCTTATGGAACCCTCCTATGATATTCAACCCGTGCAGAGATCAGTGGAGTATTTCTCCCATGCTCAGAGAGACTGATTCTTCTCTCGCTATAGTGCGCACTAGCAACCCTCGCATGCCTTGGCATGCATGGATGGCTCATAAGTGAGACGGAGAAGATAGCCGCCGGAGGACGAACCCAAGGGCTCGTTCCGTCGGCCACTAGCGCAGGGGTGCGCTTCAAGGACTGGGTACGCGTACACGATCACATGGCGAAAGATTCGTTCTTCATCAGAGCAAGCATCAACCTTGGCAACAGCAGCACCTTCGTTGAGAACAGCATCGACCTTGGCGCATATGTCGATGCCATGAATGAGACAGTCCTGCGGATCCACAATCTCGCAGTGCAGTACACGGACGTCAACGGGACCACCGTCCACATCAACGACGACTTCACAGCCGCAGCCCAGTTCCAACTCACTACGCAGAGTCAGGCTGCCGCTGTCAAGATGAATGACAAGTCAGTGATCGCGAGCGGGTTCCTGCTGGGCAACGGTGACGGGTTCCTCCCCGTCGGCAACCACATCCCCGGCTGGCTCAACTCCGACTTCGATCTCTCCCCTCAGGAATGGACGAACGGGTATCTCGTCGGGACTGAAGCGATCTATCTCGGCGGTGAAGCATCTGCCGAGTGGACTGAATCTGTCTACTGTCAGATCGTGCTGGAATGCACCGTGACGAAGATGACGAAGGGTGTCGCAATGGCCCTTGCTCTGAGCCAGCAGTGATGGGAATGGACCTCTCTGATACAGCAGCAGTCGCTCTAT